GGCTAATTGCCATAGTCGGGCGGAATGCCCGATACGTCTCAGATGACGTTGCATGTGTTGTACATGTGCGCGTTGTTTGAGCGACCTCACCGTCTTGGACTTTAACCAAGTTAAGTAGGTCTCTTTGACCCATAATCTTAGCTTTGTGAACTAAGTGTAGGGAATAGGGAGTGACATCCCCGTAAGAATTCTAAGTTTTGTCAACTTAGGATCTCGACTAACTATCCCTCTCAGGTGGGATAGGTCTTACTAGTGGTAAGACTCATGATTCGGACTAAGATCCCGATGAATGGGTATTACCCACATAGAAGTTTATTTCTGAGATCTCTCATACTTTGAAGTTCTACAAGGGTAACCTTGACATCCTTAAAAGGGTGTGTTCTTAGATTAATTGAGGAATTCCTCCATTATATAAATTGGTGAAAAGAATAGCACAGGTTAAAATCTGTCTCCATCTAGCCACGTACGCAAAGGGCGTCTAAAAACTCCTCCGAAAAAATAAAGAGGTGAGAAACGAAGTGCGTCCGGTGGGTTTGAACCCCTCGGTCAACCAAGTCTCTATCAGGGAGCTGATCTGTTGAAGACCAGACTGTGATCCTAGATTTGGATAATATAATAGGTACCTCCACCGAAACAGGTGGAAAGGAACCCTACACAAACGAAAGTCCCTCGGCCTTTAACTAGGCTCACCTTTTTATCGATTGATAAAGGATGAGTAATAATTAAAAAACCGAGTTAAGTTAACCACTTAATCCCTAAGCAGGGTAGCTGCAGCCCTCTTAAATGTTCCTTAAAAAGGACTAATTAGAGGAAACTGAAGTTTAAGAAATGATTGTCTTCAAGATTAAAATATGAAACTAAGATTTTTCTTAATTACCAAATTTTTGAACCTTGATGAAAAGCATCTTAATGCTATTCTATCCGTAAAAGGATGGAAACCATTGTTGAGCCACTTGTTAAGAGTGGTTTCAATAGTGGTGAATGGTTTAACCAGTAACTGGGCGAGAACGACGGTAGTCCTGATAAACAGGATTTATAAAGTGCAGAAAGCACAGGGGCTTCCAGGGGTAGTAAAATACCTGAAGGTAGCTTCTGTTGCTCTGCAGCAGCATCTGGGAGGTCATGTCGAAAAAGACTTAACCTCTCTAGGTCCTAGGGTTGCCAGAACTAAATCTGGTATCCCAAGAGTTATTCCTTACAATGTAAGGAGGTTAATAAAAGGTGGTTCAGTTCCCGCTACAAAGTGGGCCCTGACTATCTTTTCAGTGTACAGGGTAATTATTTATCCTGGAAAGCTGAAATTAACTACGATAACTCAACCTTATAAAGGTAGACCTAATGCTAATGCTTTGTTGACTCCTTATTTACCTAAATTCCTGGATCTCTTCGATCTAGGACCAAAATCAGTGACGCTTAAGAGCTTGGGAGCTCCTAAGCCCTTTGCGATTTCGAGATCTTCTCCGAATTCAGCCTCTTCATTGGGGCTGACTAAGGAGGTTGAATCCTCGACTCATCCATCATCCATCTATCACTCTTCGCTTGCCTTATTAAGGTACCCGATTGTGAGAGATGCGATGCTGACTCTTGTATCCTTAATGCCACGATCCCCTGGTTTTCACCAGATTTGGGACGCAGCGCTAGAGGATATACAGTCAGTTTACAGAACACTATTGGTGACTCGAAATCCCCTTTTTGGGAGAAGTACATCATCAATGGGTCTACCCTCGGCTATAACACCAAGGAATGACGCGTTCGAAGTAGAGTTGGTAAAAGCATGGGGGATCACTGAGGTAAGGGCGATGCATATCGGGAAACTTGGTTTTAAACAAGAACCCGCCGGAAAGATTAGAGTATTTGCTATGGTTGATTGTTACACTCAATGAGTGTTAAATCCTCTTCATACACTTCTTTTTAGGAAGTTGAAGAAAATACCTATGGATGGTACCTTTGAACAGCATAAGCCGTTACAGAGGGTTCCCTTTAATAAGGGACCAATCTATAGTTATGACCTTAGCGCTGCTACCGATAGACTACCTATTTCTCTTCAAAAGGAGATAATTGGGAAAATGTTTGGTAGAGAATACTCTGAAGCATGAGCTACTCTTCTAGTAGGTAGACCGTATTGGATTACCGATAGGAATAGAGTCAAATTTTCTGATGGTTATCAGAAAGGGCAGTTTAAGGTTAATATTCCAAAAACTGTGACTTATTCCGTTGGTCAGCCGATGGGGGCACTTTCTAGTTGAGCTATGCTTGCCTTAACTCATCATTTTATCATTCAGGTCGCTGCTTGAAGAGCAGGACACCCAAAGGCTTTCCTCTTTGAGGATTATGCTATATTGGGGGATGATATTGTGATTTGGGATAAGGCAGCCGCGATGGAATATTTTTCTTTAATGACTCAACTTGGTGTTGAGATCGGTTTAGCTAAGAGTATAATTTCTAAAACAGGTTCCGCTTTGGAATTTGCTAAGAAAACTTTCTGGAATGGAGTGGACGTTAGTCCTATTTCATTATCAGAATACTCTGCATCCTTAATGACCTCTGCAGCTTTTGTAGAGTTCGTAAGGAAGTATAACCCTCTGGACTCATTCGTTAAATCTGTATTGGGAATAGGTTACAAAAGTAATCTAAACACTAATAAGAAATGAAGAATGTTCCAGTTATTAAAGTGGGTGCCTACCACCTCTAAGGCTATGATTAATATCATAGTCTTCTACTTGGATAGTATCGTTCCTGGGTGAATACCCGGAACATCACTAGCTAAGAGAGTGGCGGATAGGGCAGCCGCAAAAAGGGGAATCAAGAGATTGATTACCTTTTTACAATTCCAATCACAGGATTTACATAAACAATTCAAGAATTCCGTTGCTACTTTGTGGCAAGGAATGACTAATTTACAGATGAATTTGATAGACCTTAAATGGGAATCACATCCAAAAGTTTTTAGAAGAGTTGTATATGAAGTTTTGTATGAAGATCAAAGTAGAACTTTATTACAGAACTTATATAACACCAAATCAGGAGTAAGATACCTAGCGGATAGAATCTCACAATGAGTTTTAATCCAACCGGAACAAGCCGCAGATGTTCAATCTGGGGTGAGTTACGATATGCTGGCCGAAAAGAAGGCCATAGGTGTTTCCTCCTGGTGGGTTCCTAAAAGAGGTTTATTTGATTATTTCATCCTGACCAAGGATGATGTCAAAAAAACTCTGGAAATGTTATTTTCAAGTCAAGAGGACTTGGATAATGCTCCAATTAGGAATATCTTAAATCCCGGCTATGTTCCGAATGTATCGAAGACAAAGCAAGACCAGATAAAACTGCATAAAACCTGAAATTCTTGGTCAAGAATTATCAGTAAAGACTACATGTCGTCGGAAAATAATAATATTATTATTCCTCTTTCTCTTCAAAATAAAAAAGTTGATGAAAAGATTACTATTAATAAGTAGAACTACCGTGTCAGGAATAAGCGCAAGACAACTAGTATTTAAAGGTACTAGAGTGTTTACGAGAACCTTGGCTCCATTAGTAGGGATCAGATCAATAATCTGAATCTGTACAGTGGAGATGGCTCTAGCTTGCGGTCTAATTACCACTCTACAATTTGTAGGGTGAATTGCTTTGGTTGTTATGCCAAGCATAATTGGACCTGCGTTAGCTCTTATCCCGATGGGGATTAGTTCGGAGATAGTTTCTTCTGTTGTTGAAGATTCCATTTTAACTCCAGACGGAATCGATTATGGTGTAGGTGTCTTTATGATTGGAAAGATTTTGATTCTACCAATTGTATTGACATTCTTTGCCAATGCTGATGTAATAATCAGCGTTTGGACAGACCATATCGGTGTCGTTAATGTGTTAGAAGGTTTAGCAGTAATAATTGGTTTAGTATACAGTTTTGTATTCTTACCCTTTATTGATCTGTTAGTTACCTTTCCTATCACGTGGATGTTAGATGGAAGCTCTGCAGCTTTCAGCACCTTATCTACAAATCTGTGGATAGAATCAGTGTATCTATTCTATAAATATGGAATAGGTAGTATTGCTTCTCTTCATTGGAACGCAGTTATCTCAGCTTATGAAGCTTGTGATAATTGGTTACCAGGAAGTGTCGAATATTTCGATACTTTAGGGAACCCATCTCATTGAGATGGTGATTCTAGTGAAAGTTCGGATTCATCATCCGATGGAGATTCCTCTCCTACTAGCGATACTACAGTGATGCCAGAAATGGATCACTATTTTCCTGAATCTATGCCAGACCCATTGCCAGCAGATGCTGGATGGTATGATATAGGTGAACAGACACCGAGACCGATGAAATGATACTACCATTATTCAATGTTTTTGATTAAAACATTAAAATGGCAAAGTATCATCCTTGTCGGGTCAGTGGGAAGTAAGATGATTATCTCACATCTTATCACATATATCTAAGTCTACGACTAGATATATACTCAATTAAATTATATTTTGAGAACCCAGTTACGGCAACCATTAAAGTATGGAATGCGCATCTGAGCGTGACCTGTATCTTAGAATTCTAG